TTTGAGTTGGATATATTTTTTCTTGCCATCCTTACCCGCTACGTTTGGATAGGAACTAAGTGTATTTGTTTGCTTGACATTGAAGGAATAACTTAAGACAATAGATTCAAGTTCTCCATTTTGATCGCGATAGGCTCTGTAACTATCTTTTGGGAAATATAAGATTTGATATGACTCTCTGTTTGGCCGGAAGTAAAATAAGCCCTGACCATCACATAAGAAATAATCAACAATACTTTCGTATTTCATTTCAAGCATGTTATCTTCAATAACTCTTGCTAGAAACTCTCTACGCTTTCCATAAGTATCTTGCTCTGCAAAGAACTCAATACCTCTACGCAACATAAAGGTACGCATTTGTGCCAAATGAGAAGACACGATCATTGTGTCTACAGATAAATCACCTCTACGTTCTTTAGCAGCAATCAGTATTTGTTTGAACTCATTATTAACGTAGGAGTTATCCATTAAAAAACCTCTCTTTGATTACAGTCTATCTAAATAACTCAACCAATACCTACGCTTTTGTAGATTTCTTCTGTTCTATCTTTTTCTTCCTCAGGCAAAACTGGCATAGTAATACCAGCTTGGGCTATATCTTGTTTTGGAGCAAATGCTTTCATCATTTCATCAGCACGAGTTTTAAAGGCAGCGGAGTTGTCAGCGATCTTCCGCTCGCGATCTGCCATGCTTACAGGTGATGAGCCACGATTAGGTAATCCATCCATGTATTGATCGAGGAATCTTTGTGTTGATGATGGTGAATAACTGGGATCAAAGAACCCACCTACAGCAGCTTGTGAAGTATCGGTGTTGTATAAATCATCTGTTCCCCCTCTGCTTGCATTGAATATCCGAGTATCTCCACCATAATATCTTGATTGATCTTGAGTAATACTGTTATCTTGAGTAACAACATTACCTTTACCGCTTACGGTTTGAGTTCCTGCTGTACTTGCATTTTGTCCTGTATTACCAGTACTGCCTGCGCCAGGTCCAGTATTAACAGCGGATGGTGTGGGATCTGATTGTTTGGGCTGATCAGATGTATTGTCAAAATCTGCAACATCTTTTCTGTATCTGTCAATTAGTCTTGCCGCCTTTCCTCCATAACCTGCATCCTCTGGGCTATCAAAGGTTCTGCCGATTTTATCTGCAAAGTCTACAATCTGACTCTTTTGTTGAACTTTATTGGCTACTGTCCCGTCTTCTTTGATTCGAGCCTTGAACAGCTCTTTGAAATCTCTAGCACTTACTCTATTTCTCCCTTGCTTCCCTTCTGATGCGCCGCCTGCACCAAACTGTCTAGCAAACCCTTTATCAACAAACTGATCTAGATTTTTTACACCATAAGCTCTTGATCTGTCATCATCTTTGTCAAATCTATTGTCATAGGCTTTTTGGCGTTCTGCAAACTCTACACCAGCATTTTCACCATATTGTTCTTTCAGCCGTTCTTGATAGGCCTCTGGCATATCTGTAATTTTTTGTCCCTGGGGATTCTTAGCCATCAGTAAGTTTATAACTCGAAACTATCACTATTGTAATCAATCTGAAGTGCACCTCTTCTAAGTAGGCCTCCCATCGTTAGCACCATTGCATCTACTGCATCATCGTGTGCTGAGTGTCCGAAATTTAATAGCTCTTCCTCCAGTACATCCCATTTGCGCCATTTATTCCAGATTACCTTTTTGTGCTCATATAATCCAAGCACACCTCGCAATCTTGCGAGTTTATCGCCTTTGAATCCTTTTACCGGTGAAACACTTAGGTTATATAAAGCACGTTGCTCATGCATGATCCTTTTGAAGTCGCCTTCGAAAGAATTCTGATATGCAACTGCTTCAGGCCAAATAATACACGGTGACATAGTTGGAAAATATTGCTCCTCATCGTTTTCCATAAGGATGTTCCAGTCCGCCAGCATCTGACACAATAAATCCATCTTCTCAAGGTTGCCCATTGTTCGGGCTCTTCTCTGGTCTATTAAATATATTTTTCCTTCTTTAATTCCACCAAGCGTCATAACAGTCCAGTCATTCTTTTCACGTAAACCGGCACTTAGATCTATTCCTACTCCTAAGCAGTCATAATCATCAGGGATTACTCCTTTGATTATTAATTCAGGGGAGATACCTACATCAGTTGATTTAACAGCTGTATTTAAATACTGATACGCAAATGCCACTCTATCCTCTAGTTTTCGTTCGTTCAAGTATTTCATTGACCAAAACTCTGGCCAGTATGAACGTTGTTTACCGTCTGCGTCTGTTATTACTGCTTTTTGAACAATTTGGTTCCACTTGTTCTTTGGGACAAATAATGTCGAGTGGATATCGTCAAAGTGAAAACGGGTTCCAAGACATATGGCTCTTGCCCCCTGGAACATGGTCGGGGCAATGACGTTGGACCAAGTCTGCTCCATCTCACGACGAATGTCGGGGTTGTTAATCGAAGCAGCGGACTTGATAGGGTCATCAATAAGGACGAGCTGCGACCGTTTAGATGTGATTGCGCCCTTGAGACCTCCACACGCAATGGTAAACGCTTCTTCACCTGCTGTATCAATTCCCGCAAACTCATAGTCAATACTCCAATATTCATCTGATCTTTTTATCTTCGACAATCTAACCATAGGGAATATTTCCCTATATTTGGCGCTTGTCAGTATTCCTTTGATAGTTGCCGACTTTGCTCGACTGATGTCCACCATATAAGCGATGTACAAGATTCGCAGCATTTTCTTCGCAAGTGCATGTTTTCCGATCATCCATGCAGCAAATAAACCAAGGACAGTACTTTTCGCAGATCCACGTGGAGCTAAGATTGCTGTGTTTGGTCCTCCTATCCCAAGTAGACATTCTGTATCCTTACCAGTACATAGTTGAGTATGCCACTCCAACATATGTTTTGCTGGAGGTTTTCCCATCGCCTTGCAGAAATCTTGAAAGCTATCTCTTGCTCTTAAAATGTCTTCACTTGGAGCTTTCACTGTAAGCTTAGAAGCTGTCATAAGTGCAGACCTTCTATAAGCTAGTGAAGCGCTCGATATTGCCATAAGTTTTACTTTATTTTCAGTCTAACTAATGTTAGTCACCGTCGCCGTAATCCAAAGTTCTTTGCTTGTCGTGTTTGACTTCTGTCTTTCATACGTTGAATTGCTTTGCTTCTAGCAGCTTGGGCTCTAGTAATGTCATATGCAGCTCTTATATCTCGCTGCCTTTTAGCCACTTCAAGTGCTCTAGCACCCGTGCCAGTATCAATTCCTGGCATTGATGGTAACGCCTTGGGTAACGTTGCCTGAAGCTTGAGGCCTGACGTACCTGCATCAATAATTGCCGGGAGATCTTTTTGTGGTCTTACAGAATCCACTAGTTAACCTCACTGTATATCTTGGCCCAAACAGCATTCATTGCATTATCAATAGGTTCAGCCAGATGTGGATCATCTTTGAAAATGGCTGTAAGTTCACGCATGACACGATCGGCACCAGCAAGGATTAATCCTCGTTTGTCAGTTGTTCGATTCATCTTGTCAGACGTCTCAATATGCGAACGAAGCTCCTTTTCAAGCGAAGCCAAACGAGCCGCACCATCCGACCCTTTGATTTCTCCCGAGGTAATGGCCATTCGTAAGTCCTGAATATCGGAGTGGAGAGCAGCAATTTCGCTATTGAGTATTTCACGGCGATTCAGCTTTTTGTATTTCATTTTGACCCAACGGGCCATATCATTAAAGGTACCTGGATATTTCAAAATACCTGAATATACCCAAATTTCAATTATGGAAGGAGTAACTTCAGCAAATTCTTTGAACTCTTCTGATTCAGATGCTGGTAAAGTATCTAACCATTGATCTACATATGTCATGTAGACCTTACCAGTTTTAGTTGTTGTTGTTGTCATTAGAAAGAACGTGCGAGGCCACGAGATGCTTTACGCTGTCTTCCTGATTCGCGAGCGGCTATTCGATCTTGGAAATCATATGTCTTCCTCTCTTGATCACCTTCTGCTGCCGTTCCTAATCTGTCCTGCTCACCCTCTACAACAGTTTCTCTCATGTTTGCTGCACTTTGGCTTTGAATTCTTTTGTTTTCAGTCTCACCAGCAGCACTCATAAAACGAAGACTTCTATCTAAATTATCGTCTTCATACATTGATCCAAATCGATACGCTCTATCTGCAGATCTTTCTGAATCTCGATCTTGAATATCACCAATACCAGATGCTAGATCTAATGCTCTACCGGCAGAAGCATCAGACAGCATGTTAGAGAAGTATGTAGCAATACCCATGTCAGCAGCAGTTGCTGCAGTAGCTCCTCTTGAAGGTGCACTTGCATCATCAGTATCGCTAAGGTAATTGCCGATAGTATTTGAAATCAGTTCACCCATCGTATTTTGAAAGTTAGGTGATGCAGCAAATCTGTTATTACGTTTTCTACCACCTTCATTATCAGGTTGCCCGTCTTTATTTACATCTCGATCACGAGTTGCAGTTTTTGTATATCCTTGTGGTGCAGATGTATAGCCCGCGCCGTAACCGTCAACAGCCATTGACTTCTTTATTAGTAAGACTATAAATATTGTATCGAACTACAATATACATAGGATATCCATAGAAATTATGTTTCAGAATTCTGGAAGCGGAAATAGTGTAGGTGTTGTCAATGCAGCCTTAAGGGGTCAAAGTGAAATTACAAATGCTGCATTATCTAATGCGCCTAATCAAAGTGATTTAATTTTGACAGCTAAAAGAGCAAGAGGTTTAACAAATGCTGCTAGAAGAAAAGCTAATAATGAAGCAAGCACAAAAGCTCTGGGGAATAAATTAATTAATGAAAAAATTCAGATGCAAAAAGATCTGGATAAAAAAGTTGACAAATTATATGAGCCCGCAAATCGAATGGCTGGAGTACTAACAGGTGTTAGAGGACTAGCTAGTACGCATATGTTAATTACTGAAAATAACAGGCAAAAGAAACAGCAAGAAGTGCTGAAGAATCTTCGTACCGAACGGGATGCTTTGGCAACAGAACTACGGGGAGCTGCAGATAAACGAAGCCAAGAATTCTTAGAAACCATGCAGGGGCAAATAGATAAGTTGGAGGAAAGCATTAATAGCCCTAACACATCAGGTACTAATACTACTACTACTACTACTACTACAGATAGTTCTACAAGTACTCTAGATGGAACTACAACTAAAATTGGAGCTGGTGATTACGACTTAGATTCTTTAACAGATCAGGACTGGTCAGATATAAGTAGAGGTGTTAGTGGAGAAGCAGGTCCTGGCAAAGACAGATTTGCAGTAGCTGCATCAATGTTGAATCGAGTGTCTTCTGATAAATTTCCAAACACAGTAAAAGGTGTTGTATATCAAAATGATGGGAAAGGAACATATCAGTATGATGCTTTGACGAAAAAAATAGATCGAGATGATCCCGACTTATTAGCATCATTGAAGTCACCCGAGGGTAAAGCTGAAATTCTTAAAGCTCTATCTGTGTTGGATGGAAGGACTGACTTTAAGGGTCAGGCATTGCTTAGTAATAGATCTAATAAAGGCAATAAAGATTATGATGGTGACGGTGTGCCGGATCTAGATCCTATGTTTGATCCAAAAGGAAACTACTACCATTATGCTGGTCAGACTTAGAGATTAAAATAAGATCTAGGTGGTTTAACGCTTTGGTTGATTCCTTGCAATCCTTGCATTAGTGTTGCAATAGCTGCCATCTGATTCTTTTGATTAATATTAGCTTGCTCCATATCTAAACGTCTATTAGCAATATCTCGATCCATTTGTCCCAATCTAAATCTGTCTTGACTATCAAGTCTATTATTCTCCATTTGCATTACAGACATCTGTAAGTTTGAGGCTCTAAGTTTGTCTGCTTTTAATTGCGCATCTGCTCTAATCCTTGCAGCTTCTGTGAGTGCCTCCTCACGAATTCTGGTTTCATAATTGCGTTGTTCTGTTAATGCGGTTTTTTTCTCTGTTTTTAATCTTTCTTTTTCGGCTTTTACAAAATCTGCATTTGCTTGAAGGATGCCGGCTTCATCTAAACCTCTTACATCAATGCCCTTGATTTTTGCTGCTTGCCCAAGTCCAACAATACGATCTAAATCCTCAATTTGTTTTGCATAAGCGGCTGCTGTTGTGTTTGCTTTTAAATCAGGCAATAAAGAATCACTTAGTTCTAACGATTTTAATAACCGTGTAGACCTCTGTATATTTGTATTACCTAGTGCAGTATCTTTTATCCTTTTATCGCTAGCTGCTTGCGCAAGCTCCTCCATTTTTTTATAGTCTCTTCCCGAAAGAAGATCAAAAGCGGATTCTATTAGGCCTCTATCAATTTTCTTGCCTGATTGCGCTGTTCGATCAAAGTCTTCTCCAAGTGCCTGTTGCTCTTCTGTTTGGCCAAAATATCTTGCAAGCGGACTTCTATTTACTGCAGCTGCAGTTGCTCCTAATCCAAGTAATGCCCCTGTCCCTGCTAATAACATCAGACTAACCCTCTTTGTTGTAACAACTTAATTGCTTCTTCTATTTTACGCTCTTCAGCAGACTTACCTCCACCGATCAAGAACTGCAGTCCATCACTAGCGGCTTTGCCTATAGATGCACCACCTGCGATCAGTAAAGGGTTACCTAGACCAAGAACACCACCGATAGTTCCACCAACTCCCATTGCTGCGGCATCCATTGCTTTATTTCCTAAACTGTCTTGACCTAAGACAATATCACCAACATCCCCTACTGCACTAATAGCTCCAAGTACTGGAAGTGCACGACCCGCAAAACGCATCGCTGGTAGTGCTAATCCTCGTGTACCTTTTGGTAATGCCTTAATGCTAGGTACTAATAGTTTATCAATACCCGTAATTTTATTGGCATCATCTGCCATGTTGACTACACCTTTCAATGTTTGACCGGCAGCGTTTCTAACTAATTTACCTTGAACCAACCCAGACATATATTCTGGATTTCTACGAATAGCTTCTAAAAGCAGTTGTTGTTGTAATTGAGCCATGATAATTATTTAGTAAATTAATTAAGCAAAGAATCCACTAGCAGCCTGGCCTAACCCACTGCCTATTGTGGCACCTGTACCAAGCCCTGCTGGGCCTCCTATTGCTAGTCCCAGGCCAGCCCCTACGACTGCGCCAATGGTTCCACCTGTTGATGATGCTTGCTTTTGAGCTGCATCTTTTTTGGCATATTTTTCAAGTTCTTTTTTCCTCTCTTCTAACATTTCTGTTTTAAACTTATAATCTTCTACATTAGCCATTGCAGTTGCATTATCTAAAATCGTTCCAGCTTTTTTGACTGCTGCATCTTCAAATGCTGCTTGACTAAGGCTTCCTTGATCAGGTGCGGCACTCATAAATTTATTAAAATTGCCACCTGCTGTATTGAATGCTGAGCCCACAACAGAGCTATAGTCTGTTTTTGCAGGTGCTTTATATCCCGGTATGGATCGAGCGAATCTATTTCCAGCAAATGTAACTGCCATTTATTTGCAATGATTTATATATTGATTTTAACGAACTATTTTAAAAATAAATTGTCAACATTTTGCGCTGTACCGAAGCCTGGAGCTGAATGACCAAAACTGGATTTGTCACCAATGACTGGTGTACTTGATTTAGGTGCCCCAGAACCAAAGCCGCCAAAACTACCAGCAAGACTTAAACCACCTTCTACTAATCCTTGGATATTTTGATATTTGCTGGTCTCTTCATCTAGACCTTCCTTCATATCATTTAGTTCCTGCTGCATTTCAAATTCAATTTTTTCAGACTCTCTTGCTAGTGCTTGTTGTTTTTGATAGTTTTCAGCTAAATTTTGTGCACGTTTAACTACCTCCTCATTTCTAAAGCTACTTAGAGGATCAACGTTCTCTGGTAAAAAGGGATTAATCTGCATGACTATACTTGATTAAATTGATTGTTCTCTGCCGCATTACGCCTACGACGCTCATTCTCAATTATATTACCTCCGATTTGACCAACTGTTAGCCCACCTAATCCACCTAATAATCCACCAATTGCTGCACGTTGTGTTTTCTGACCATACCGGGCACCAGCAGCTCCTCCAGCTAATGCACCAAGGTATGGCACTATTCCTGTTGTTAGCGGCAGACTTCTTCCTAAGAATTGAACTTCGGGTCCATGGATGCCTTCATCAGTAGCTTTAAGTACACCTCCAGGTAATGTGATATCCCCATCCAATGGATTTAAATCAGCACGTCTGTCATACTTAAATGCTTGGTATCTATTGTATTCATCTTTACTTACATCAGGCCTTACCTGACGAAACTCATCAAATGGAAGTAATTGACCTGTTTGGCCTAAAATATATTTCAATCCAACTTCCCCTAAAACATTAGATGTTTTAGATGGATCTTCCTCAGATGGTAGTGCAGCTTTATAACCTTCAGCCCCACCAAATGGTGTCATTAATCCAAGTCCTGTATTAATAGCTACTCCTGTTGGAATAGCCAGTGATTGCACCATGCCAGGGCTATAATTTCGTTTGACTAACGCATCATCTACATCAAAGCTATAACCACGTGATGGAGATAACTTACCATCAATTTGTTTTACAAACCCACGATCTAACATCTCTTCTACAGCTTCAGGCTCATCACGAAATAGTATCTTTGGCTCTTTAGGTTTCCCAGATTCTTTTGTGAATGATTGAGTACTCAATACTGGAGATTTCTGGTATAGCTCTGGAACTACTTTTGCTAATACAGATTCGTTGATGACTTCACCCGTAGCTTGCAGGGCATTTAAAAGCCAATAGATACCACGACTAGTATCTTGAGTTAAGTCATTAAGAGCAGCACCGGTTACTTGACCTACCTTATGTGCATTAGATCCACGCAATGACATATCGCGTTCGTTTAACGCCTGGATGGTGGCTGGATCGGCCTTGCCGGCGGCTTCTCGTGTTCTAATAATACCCAAGTGGGTATTGAACATATTAGTGGCTCTAGGAGCTTCTGCAGTCTTTCCTTGCAGCTCTCTAGTGCGATAATACATTCTGGTAAGATCATCCTTACCAATTGAATAGTCAGTCTTAAACCCTTCACCAAAGTCAGCTAATATCTGATCAATTTTTTCTTTTCTTGTAGCCATTAGCCTATGTTTGGATTGACAAGATACTGCTGAGTGCTACTAGGAAGTAGCCCAAGTTCTGCAAGGAGCTGAGTTTGTACCTGTTCAGTAAGTTCTTGTCTTTGCCTTTCACCAAGATTCTCATAAGGTGTTAGACCTTCACCTCCGGCAAGTTTATCCTTACCACGTAAAATTAGATCTGCTCCCGCTCGTCCAGCAAAATCACCACCAAGCGAACCGGCTGTGTCTAAAGCTATTCCTGCTAATTGATTACGTCCAGCAAGTTTGCCTAATGTCAAACCACCAACAGTACTTCCCAGTGCTGATCCACCACCTGCTATTAATTTATCTCCAATGTCCCCTGGTGTCATTGTGCCTTCTAGAACACCAAACAATACGTCAGGAGCAATACGTAACGCTATCTCAGGTGATGTTTGACCTTTAAATAAAAACTTAAGTGCATCTAACGCCATACGTGGTGTTTTGCTAGCACCTTTAGCAACTAGTCCTAACATAATTAAACTACCTCACCTTCATCCATTGTAGGTGGTTGGAAATCTAATGCTGCTCTAGACCCTCCGTTTTTAAAAGCAATTTCAAAATCATCTACCTTCTTTTGGAAGTCTGGATTTTTCATATATCTTTGTAAAAAGTTTTGAGCCTCAGCCTCTTTATTAGGCTGCTCCATTGGTCTTGTATCAGGGTCAATTTGTGCTGACCCTTGATTTGTTCTGACGTTCTGTAGACTTTCTTTTTGAGAATGAGCCTTTGCTACTTCAGGGGCTGAGTGTTCAAATCTCATGATTAACCTCTCCTTGCGCGTCTAGTTTTTGCAATTTGTTTGAGTAATTCTATATCTTCTTTAGTTTGCCCAGCAGGTGTATTAATTGGAGATCTACGAGCAGTAGGCGGAAGGCTTGCAATAATATCACTCATTTGTTTTGCTCTGTCTGTTACTGCCTCATCAGTTCGTCTTTGTACTGACTGTGCTGCACCAATATTATCTTCTAAACCGCGAAGGTTTCCTCTATCGACAGCTTGTTCTGTAAGGAAGTTTCTAATACCCTCAGGGGTTGTCTGGACCATGGCGTTCGGCTTGAACTTAGGCGAACCTTTGGGGTAGCGAGTCCTGTTATAAACTTGACTACCAAGAAAGGTAGATAACGGAGCTTGTTTCTGAGTGGGCCTGTTCGGGTCTAGAGCTATAAATGGTTTAGCTGCATCTACAGAAGATAGACCCTGAATAGCTGTTTTGAGATCTTTTCCAGTTTCTTTACTAGCTGTGCCAAACTTCAATCTGTCAAACTCAACAGTTGTTGGATCAGTTATCATGGCTCTACCAGAATCAAACATCACTGTAGGTCTGCCATCTTTATTGATTTCTGCATCACCATCCACAGAACCTGCTTTTGTTAAACGTGAAAGATACGTACCAGTTGGATTCTGATTGACAGAGGAACGCTTTGCGGCATCGAGTTGATATAAGGCATGAGCCAATCCTTCTTGCTCTGGTGCTGACATGCCTAAGTCGTACATCATTGCTGACATATACTCTTGACCAGCAGCGACACCTCTTGGTGGGGACACAGATGTGTCTAATTTAAGAGTTGGCATATTTTTTTCTTTTCTTATCTGCTGCATTCTGTTACTGAGAGCTTGCAGTTCATCAATTGATCTTACATTTGTAGCTGAGCTAGTTGTTTGACTTTGAATTCCCTTTTTCCTTAGAAAGTCTCTGTATTTAGTGACTAAATTTGTTGTTTCTCTTGTTATGTCTGTTTGTGGATACTTACCTTCACCTGAGGTTAGATCAACTACAAATTGACGGGCTGTTTGTGGGCCTGGTGGGGTTGGTCCAAGCTCTGGTCCCTGAATTGCTACAGGATTGCCCGCCTCGTCAAGATAAATACCATCTGACCTCTGAGTTACCTGTGTTCTGATTGCCTCATCAGCTGGCATCACTCTTTGTACGGTTGCTGGCTCCCCTGTTTTACCTAAATTACGAATTTCACCGATTCTACCGATTGCTTCATCAGCAAATGCACCAGCACCACCTGTTAAAAAGCCTTCTCTAGCAATTCGCTGCGATTCTCTAAAGGTATTTTCGTCAGAAAACTTACGAGCACCTGTCGGAGACATCTCTTGAAGTAACTGGAGAGCTTCTGTTTTGGATAATGGCCGTCCAGCTTCTTTTTGTGCAATTGCAATTGTTCTTAGGTTTTGAATAGCCCTTTGTTTCCGAGCAGCACGGTCAGACTTTACTTCACTTCTCCCAACTGAAGACTCTGATTCACGATTAAACCTTAGATCATCCTCCAATGCTGATTCAGCATCTCTTGAACCAGGGAATGCATCATATCCATATGTTTCAACGCCCTGCTGCAGTTGATTTAAGGCATCTTGGAGCGCACTTCTAGGTGCGTTTGTCCCTTCATACCCTACAGGACCTTCTTGTGCACGTTCAGTAAAAGTATATGGTAGATCGCCTTTATTTCTACGTCCATAATTTTTTCTTGTGCCAACACTTTCAAATTCTCCAATTATCAGAGGCTTTTGTTCTTCGAACTTCTCTCTTCGAACAAGTCCGGTCTCTTCATCTTCTGTAAATCCTCTATCATCTGCACGATATGTCTGACTATCATCTTGCATCTGCCCAAATGCGGCAGCTACCTCGTCTGTATCTAAATATTTAGTGTCATCAGGTGCAAATTCTCTTAGAGTATTGGCAGATTGAAGGAAATTACGCAGCACATCCTGTTTTGTTGTCGCGTCATCCGCCCTTTTTTGCTTTCGATAGGTCCTAGATAAAGTAGCAATTGCTTCTTGCTCGGTTAATCCAAGAACTTTCCCAGCATCACGTATCTGACCAACCAATCCTGCGTTGGCAATAATCTCATTGGTAGAGTTATCTCTACTTTGTGCCCTTTCTAAAGTCACTATTCACCCAGCAATAACCTATAACTATTGTAGATAATAAAAATTACTTACTATTCCGTAGATCTAAGCGCTATCTTCTCTATTTCATTCCAGCAATAAATTGATTTTTAAAATTAAGTGCAGCTGTACTGGGTTTGTTTGCTAAACCCGTTAGTTCATCGTCGGGCGTTGTAATTGGAACTATTTGTTCATCAGTTAATACTGGCTGTACTGTAGATTCTGCTGCAATGGTTGGCACATCTGGATTGGCTTCTGGGAATGTAGTATTCGGATCTTCGATTAAGGTTGCAGCATTTCTAATAGCGTCTAAACCTTCTCTTGTTCCTCCAGCTCCTTGTGTCAATGCAAAGGCTTGATCTGGTGTGATGCTGTACATCTGTCCATCGATCTGAGCAATAGTGCCCGCTTTGTTTACTCCAACGGCTTCTCTTGCAGCTCCAACTGTCCCCATTGGGCCAGATCCACGAGGTGCATCTAAGAATGCTCTACGGGCAGCGTTTCTAGCAGGGTTTGCGTACATAGGAGACACTAAATCTGCTGTTGAAGGCTCATCTCCACCAACTGACTGGTTTCCAGGACGTGCTGCAAACTCTTGTTGTCTTGCAGAACCACGTTGACGACTAGGCTTAGGGGCTTCAGCGGTAGGTTCTTCTGTTTTTGCTTGATTATTTTGAAATAACGGAATATATCGTCCGTCATCAGTCATACTACGTGAACTTATTGGGTTATCATTAGCAAGCGTGAATGGAACTCCTTTATTAAAGTCAACTTGAGGTGTATTTGTAGGTTTAGTCGAGCTAGACGGAATGTC